ATTGCTTGAGGCAATGGTGAAAGGTAAGAAGTTCACACCTGAGCAAATCCGATTGAAATTCGGCGTGGTCAACGCACATGACGTCATCTACCAAATCCGGAAGTTGGGTGTTGCCGTGGCAGCGAAAAACACCAAAAACGGCACACAGTATTCAGTCGACAAATGACAAATTCTGTTACCGTGGCCGGTGTTAAGTGGGATGGTGGAAAGGCCAGATTCGACTTGATCCCAGCTGAAATTGAACTTGAGGTTGCTAAGGTACTAACAGTTGGTGCGGCAAAATATGCCCCGGATAACTGGAAAAAAGTACCAGGCGGTAAGTGGAGATACATTGCCGCAATGCGACGACACATTAGCGCCTATCAAAGAGGCGAGATCAACGACCCAGATGATGGGTTACACCACATGGCACATGCAATTTGCTGTGCAATGTTCTTGGGTGAGGCGGACTTAACAAATACCCCGCTTATGCCCGACGAAGAAGTGAAGAAGCCGATTGTTCCATTTGAGGAAGTTATTCGAGACTTCTTCAATCCAGAAGAGCCAGTGAAATCACCACCAGTTGGTATGTCTGTACAAGAAGTTCTTGCGTCTACCACAACCAAAACCATTAGGAATTAATTATGAAACTATCCAAAGAAACCCTTGAAGTATTGAAGAACTTTGCATCTGTCAACTTGAATCTGTTGATCAAGCCTGGTAACGTGATTACAACCAAGAGCCCGCCGAATACGGTCATCGCTTCCGCAGAAGTGGCTGAGACATTTGACAAACAATTCGGTATCTATGACCTGAGTCGATTCCTGGGTGTTATGTCTTTGTATGATGATCCAGAGCTCGAGTTCACCGACAAGAAAGTTACCATCAAAGAGGGTTCGTATTCCGTGGTCTATTACGGCGCCGAACCAGATATTTTGGTGTATCCACAGAAGATGTTGACTGCCCCCGCCTTTGACGTTGAGTTTGATGTTACGTCGGCCAACATTGTCAAGGCTATCAAAGCCGCAGCAGCACTGAACTGTAATATGTTCTCGTTCGAAGGTGACGGCGAAGTGATTAGCATTGTTGTTTCGGATATCACGAACGAAGGCTCAAACAAGTTCAAACTCACCCTGGGTGAAACTGATAAGACGTTCAAGGCACACATCAAGATTGAAAACTTGAAGTTCTTGCCAATGGACTACAAAGTATCATTGTCTACCAAGAAGATTGCTCGATTCGAGACAGATGATTCAAAGATCACCTACTACTTGGCTTTGGAATCCACCAGCAAATTTGATTGAACCATAAAGGTACATAATGACAACTCTTGATAAATTGGTTTGGGCCGAGCACTATCGGCCACGGAAGGTGGCCGATTGTATTCTGCCACCGAAAGTTACCGCTGATGTACAGGCGGCGATTGCATCTGGGTCGCTGCCACACTTCCTGTTTACAGGCACTGCTGGAACTGGTAAGACCACATTGGCACGGGCTATTGCCGATGAGGTGGGGGCAGAACTGATGTTCATCAACGCATCTTTGAATAGAAGCATCGACGACATTAGAAACACTGTGGTGCAGTTTGCCTCTACGGTGTCATTCAGCGATTCACAGAAAATCGTTTTACTCGACGAGGTTGATGGCCTTACACAACAAGCACAGGACTCACTCAGAGGTGTCTATGAGCAGTTTGGCCACGTTCGCTTTATCCTGACATGTAATCACAAAAACAAGATCATTGCGGCACTGCAATCTCGGTCGTCGATCATTGAGTTCAAGTCAACTGGCGCTGATAAGCCACTGATGATGAAGGCGTTTTTCAAACGTGTGGTAGGCATTCTGGCAGAGCGTGGTATTGAGTACGATCAAGCAGTGGTTGCTCAATTGATCGCGACGTACTTTCCAGACTTCAGACGCACACTGAACGAACTACAGCGATACTCATCGTCAGGTAAAATTGACAGTGGAATCTTGGCGTCCGCAAGTAAAGAGAATTTCAAGATCTTGTTTGAAGCGATGCGCAAAAAGGACTTCAAGTCTTGCAGAACTTGGGTTGGACAGAACAGCGATGTGGACTCAAGCATCCTGTATCGCGATTTGTACGACAATGATTACAGTTACTTCGAGGGGAAGAACATCGCTCAATTGGTGTTGATTCTCGCGGACTATCAGTACAAGGCCGCATTCGTTGCGGATCAGGAAATCAACACAATGGCAGCAATCACCGAAATTATGGTTGAATGCCAATTTAAGGACGCAGCATGACCACGACTATTCTTGTAATTTGTGCCATCCTTTTGATTTGGCAAGCATACTCTTACGGGAAGTATGTTGGATACACATCTGTGCCAAAAGAGACGAAAGTCTTCTTGTTTCAGGTAGAACAAGTGGGAGATCAAACCATGGCGTACACAATGGAAGATTATACATTTGTCGCTCGCGGGAAGACCATTGAAGATGCCACTGCTGCTGTTCGCGCACGAGTCCCTGGTTACGAGTTCTACATTGCAGTGAGTAAGCAAGATGAGTCCGTTTGATATTATCAACAATATCTCGTCTAGCAAAGATAATATCTGGGAAACTATAGGCGACAAGGACTACAACGCATTCATGGTGAATCGTGGATTGTCTTACTATCTCGATTGTATCATGCAAGCAAACGAGATGAACCAGCGGTACTCCATTCCAAAGAATCAACAATATGAGTTCTATCACCACGCAATTGACCCGAAAAAGAAGCGATTCTCCAAATGGGCATCTGCTAAGAAGGATTCTGAGATTCAGATGGTCGCCGAGTATTTTTCGGTGTCTATTCTCAAGGCCGGATCGATTAGGAAGCTGCTGTCTGATGCTGACATGAAAGAGATTGTCTGTAAGATGTTCAAAGGCGGCACCGCATAAATATCGGGTATTAACAACAATGTGAACCATACTATGACACATCAAACACCTGATATGACAATCTACTATGATTGGACTCCAGCAAACATGTTGGAGGTAACACTACCAAATCCAGATGATTTCCTCAAGATCAAAGAGACACTGACTAGAGTTGGTGTCGCTTCGAAGAAGGATAAAACCCTTTGGGCATCTTGCGCTATCTTGCACAGGCAGGGTCGTTATTACATCCTACACTTCAAGGAATTATTTGCCTTGGATGGGAGAGTAACCGACATGACGCTTGACGACATCCAACGAAGAAACACTATCGCTAAACTCCTTGAACAATGGGGTCTTTGCAAAGTGGTTTCTGATACCGAGTTGTCGACCACAACTCTATCAAACATCAAGGTGATACCTCACCGCGAAAAGAATGAATGGACGCTTTTGTCCAAATACACAATGCGCTCTGAGCGTAATAGGGTGAAATGATGCAAATCAACGACATTAGAGACACAATCACTTCCGCTATTTTGAAATCAATGGATTATGTGTCGTTTTCGGTAATACCTGTTTCACCTAACAGGTTGTATGTTCAGGTCCTTGTTCCAGGGTTTACTAGATCGACCTTGCGTGTAAAAGCTAAGAGGTCCGAGTTGATTGTTTGTGGTTCAGATCTAGGGTATGAAACCCGGTTGTACAAACCAACACCATTTACAATGATTTTTCCTATGTGTGGACTGACTGTAGATTCGGTTGACTTGGTTGATGGGGTGCTGCGAATTGCGATGAATCTCGAACACCCAGATGCCGAAAAGGAATACTCGATCAACATTCCACAACCTAAGGATCATCCACAGTACCTGACAGAGGACTCGATCTTCTAATGTATGGCACACAAAGTAACCGTTCTCAATCCGATTAAGAGGCAGAATTGGCTTTTCAGAGTTAGCACATTTGAAGACCATGAGAATGGTATCCACACCTTATTGATTATTCTGTGGAACACCAAACACAGAGACTTGGTGTATTTTAGATTTTTTGATGACGAAGGCCGCGCTGCTGCCTTCGTAGACGAGTGCGCTGCAGGAAAGTACGGCGACACTCTTGATGACATAAAGGATTGATATGTTTGTATTTGACTTGGAGACTCTGGATACAGAGTCAACTGCTGTGGTTCTGTCTATTGGTATTACCCATGTAACATCTGAAACCACTGATTATCAGAAGATGTTAGATAACTCCATCTTCTTAAAGATCGGGATGAAAGAGCAAATCAAAGCTGGCCGATCTGTTGATCGGGACACTTGCAATTGGTGGGATCGTCAAGCTCAGATTGTGAAAGACGCCAGTCTGTTCCCACTCCCTACCGATCTAACAGTGGCGGATGCAATACAGCGAATGGCCGTGTGGTTGAAGAACCATAGACATAACCCTATGGAAAGCATCTTTGCTCGAGGCGGTATGGACGCCATGGCTATTGACTCCCTCTGCAAAAACTTTGATATAAAGTGTCCTGTACGGTACAATAAATTTTACGATGTAAGAACGGCAATTGACTTTACGTACGACTCAGCAGTTGATGGGTACGTAGATGTCGATCACCCGACATTTGATATGGGGATGGTAGTTAAACACCATCCAGTTCATGATTGCGCCTATGATGGGATGATGTTGACATATGGTAAAAAGTAAGTTTTATGTTTCAGCAGCAAGATATGGTAACTCGATCTTGCTACGTGAAATGGTTGATGGGGTTGAACATAGACAAAGGGTTGATTACCAACCGACACTATACCGGAGTGTTAAAAGTGCCGAAGGCGAACTCAAAAGTTTGTTCGGCGAGCCGGTTAAATCTGTAGTTTTTGATAGCATCCGCGCTGCATCTGACTACGTTGAAGAGTATAAGGATTTGAGCAACTTTCAAATCTACGGACAGCAGAATTACGTCCTGCAATACTTGAATGAGTATAACAACACAGAGCCAGACTTTGGTGTTGTTCCTGTACATGTGGTTGACATTGAAACCGAAGTTCCTGACTCGGGGTTTCCAGAACCAGCAAAGGCAGAAGCTAGAGTTGTTCTGATTACGGTATATCCGCGTGGCAAATCACCGATTACATTCGGTCTTAATCCATATGCAGGTAACCGCACAAACTACATCCAATGCAACACAGAAGAGAATCTTCTAAAGACCTATCTTGATTGGTGGGTAGAGAATACCCCAGTCATCTTGACTGGATGGAACGTAGATGGCTTCGACGTCCCGTATCTTGCTGTGCGTATCCAAAAGATCCTCGGTGATAAGCAACTCAATCGACTGTCTCCGTGGGGCCAAGTTAGAATCAAAGAGTCTAGGGTCGATTCGTCAAAAGTTGACGTTGAGATTCTAGGTGTATCTGTGCTCGATTACCTGGCACTAATGAAGAAGTACACTTATGGCGATAGAGCGTCGTGGAAACTTGGGTCAGTTGCTGCAGATGAAGTTGGACACACGAAACTTGATCACAGTGAGCACTCAAGTTTCATGGAGTTCATGCAAAAGGACTGGAACAAGTTCGTTGACTATAACGTGATCGACACTGAGCTCGTTATTAGAATCGACAACAAGATGAAGATGATTGAGTTAGCTATGACCATGGCTTATCTCGCAAAGATCAACTTCCAAGATGTGTATTCGCCGGTCAAGACTTGGGACGCAATTATCCACAATGCTTTGTTGCAGAAGGGTATTGTTGTTCCTCAGAGACGCGCAACTGGATTCAAGGGCGAGCCTATTGACGGTGCGTATGTTAAGACGCCAAAACCTGGAATGTACAGAAACGTGGCATCCGTCGATGCAACAAGCTTGTACCCGTCTATCATGCAAACCATGAATCTGTCTCCAGAGACTTACATGGGTCTAACAGAGTCTACGGTGGATTTGTGTGTCGCAGGTGTGTGGCCAGAACGTTCCGGCGACTACGCCGTAGGGGCCAATGGCGCGATGTTTTCAAGAGTCACTCGTGGTATACTCCCTGAGTTAATTGACTCGTTTATGAAGCTCAGAAAGCAAGCGAAAGGTGAGATGCTTGCCCTGAAGAAAGAGTATGAACTTTCAAAGGATGAGACTCTAACACCTAGAATCGCCGCCCTGGATAACAAGCAAATGGCCGCAAAGATTCTGATGAACAGTCTCTATGGCGCTATAGCAAACAACGGCTTTAGATTCTTCAACCCAGATGTTGCTGAATGTATCACGACCACTGGTCAACTGTACATCAAGGCAATTGAGAAGCGACTGCCTTCCATGATTGCGAGCATCTTCAAATCCAAGGAAATGGAGTATGTTGTATACGCAGACACGGACAGTATTTACTTGTGCCTTGAGGAGATCATCAAACAATACGTGCCAGCAGATACCGAAATTGGTAAGGTCATCAAGATCATGGAGAAGATGGTCCAAGATAAGATCCAACCAGCAATTGCGGTGATTTGTGATGACGTGTCGACTAAGATGAATGTGTACGATAACAAGATCTCATTCAAACTTGAAATCGCTGCTGACAAGGCAATCTTTTGTGCGAAGAAGAAGTACGCTTGCCGTGTGTATTCGTCAGAAGGTGTTACGTATGCAGAGCCACACCTAAAGGTGATGGGATTGGAAATGGTGAGAAGTTCAACTCCAGCATACATCAAGACGCAATTGAAGGAAGGATTCAACAGTATCTTCTCCACCGATGAATCCGAAACACAGGAGTACATCCAACGAGTTAAGACTGAGTTCATGGGTCTCCCACCAGAAGACATTGCTAGAATTAGCGGCGTGAACAACTTGAATGAGTACGCAGATCACAAAACGATCTACAATAGAAACAAGTCGGTTCCAATCCACGTTAGAGCGGCACTGATGTATAATCATCTTGTTACAAAGCACGGACTCCAGGCTAAATACCACCTGTTGAAAACGGGCGACAAATTGAAGTATGTGTATTTGAAAGTACCCAATACACTGTTTGAAAACGTTATTGCGTGGCCCGTAGACGAAGACTTGCCTCCAGAGTTCGGTTTGCATAAGTATGTTGACTACGAGTTACAGTTTGAAAAGACTTTCTTGTCGGCAATCTCGATTGTGTTGACCGCGATTTCGTGGAGTCCGGTGAAAATTTCTACTTTAGACGACTTCTTTAGTTGAGTTTTTAATCATACCCTGTTACAATGGTAGAATGAAACGTTTTATTACTTCCCTCTTTATTATGACGACTGCCTTGGTACACGCACAAGCGTATACTTCAGCAGTCGTGCTCGCAACTTATCCTCATCAAGAGTTGATGGATAACCAACAAGTCACGTGTCAGGAGGTTCGAGTTGAGAACCAATACCGTGGAGTTGTTGCTGTAACAAACGGGTCGAGCTCTGTTGTGATCGGAAGCGTGTCAGGATACCATCATCCAAACCGATCCGTGTCGTCTTATAGACAAACGTGCTACCCTGTTGTTGTTAGGTCCATGGTGACTGTCGGTTACAAAGTAACTGTCCGTCTCCCAAATGGACAGAATACATTGGTGCACACGCGTCATGAACCGCCAGTAGGATCGGTAATTTACCTTTCCTACTAGGAGCTTCATGTCAGATCTATTACTACGACTAAAAAAATCATCCAAGATTGATCGTACCAACATCCTGAGTAAGTCGGACTTTTTTAAAGTCACGAAACCAATCCCTACACCTATCTATGGCCTGAACGTGGCTATGGGTGCGTCTCTCAAGGGCGGTGTTACTCCTGGACTGGTTGTTTGGGCAGGACCATCCAAACACTTCAAGACCAGTTACATGCTACTTTGCCTCAAGGCATATCTTGATAATGACCCAGAAGCCATTGGCATGTGGTATGACTCAGAGTTCGGCTCTCCACAATCCTATTTCGAGGCATTTGGCATCGACACCAATCGAGTGTTGCACATCCCAATCGTCAACATTGAAGAACTCAAGTTTGACCTTGTGAACCAGTTGACCGAGCTTAAACGCGGTGACAAGGTCATGATTTGTGTTGACTCAGTAGGTAACTTGGCATCCAAGAAAGAACTGGAAGACGCCATCAACGAAAAAGCAGTTGCTGATATGACAAGAGCCAAGCAACTCAAGTCTTTGTTCAGAATGGTTACACCAGTCTTGACATTGAAAGACCTGCCTATGCATGTGGTTAACCACACGTATCAATGCGGCACTGAAGAAATGACTGTGTCGACACCAGACCGCGGACCTGTGTCGTTAAAAGACATCAAGGTGGGTGACCAAGTCCACACCTTGAATGGTGTTGAGGAAGTTTCTTTTACCACTAAACACGAGAGCGCTTTTGTAACTGACATTGAAATGGATGATGGTTCAGTTTTGTCGTTTACTGACGGGCACCGGTTTATGGTAAATGGTAAATGGAAATATGTGTGTGACTTGCGTGTTGGCGACGACATTCAGCTATATGAGGAACCAGTTACACTATAAGATGTCATAAATAATTCATACTTATTAAACACATTGTTATGAATTATAAAAAACATTACGATAGACTGGTTCACAACGCTAATCACCGAGAACGACCTGTTATATTTGAGAACCACCACATACTCCCCAAGTGTGTTGGTGGTTCAGATAACACGAACAACCTCGTCAAACTAACTCCTGAAGAACATCTTGTTGCTCATTTGTTGTTGGTAAGAATATATCCCGATGAGGAGAAGCTACTATATGCCGCCCATTTGATGTCTTGTAGGGTAAAGAGCAATAAGCATTATGGTTGGGTTAGAAGGCAATTTGCTACTAAGATATCAAATTCAATTAAAACTGCTTGGGCAAAAAAATATGGTTTTTGTGGATACGCCGAACAAATTTCGACTATATGGGATAGATATGTTGAAGGCGAATCGACTGAATCGATAGCAAAAAGATATGGTATGTCTCAGTCAAATGTTAGGGGATCTATCCGGGCATATGCGACTGAGTTTGATTTGTTGAGTGTGTTGGAAGATCTTAGATTCCAAAAACGGTCGAGACTATCCAAACACATTAGACAGCATATAACTGTAGAACAAGAAGCATATCGAATACAAAAGACAAAGAGCGCAGACTATAGTGCACGCAATCGAAAAATGTCTTTAGATAGAAAAGGTTCGGGTAATCCAATGTTTGGCCGAAAGATCATAACAACAAAAGTAAACTGCCAATACTGTGGTAAAACTGGCGCGGTGTCTCAAATGAAACGATGGCACTTCGATAACTGTAAATTAAAGGAAATCTTATGAAAATTTTGGCGATAAGAGAAAATTGTAGAAAGGCCGATGTCTACGATTTTGAGACCCCTTCACATTCTTATATTTTGGGTAATGGGTTGGTTTCACACAACACCCAGGAAATGTACTCGAAGACTATCGTTTCCGGCGGTACAGGTATCTACTACAGTGCAAATGCTATCTTCATCATCGGTCGTCAGCAAGACAAAGATGACGACGGTCTGAACGGGTTCAACTTCATCGTGAACATCGAAAAGTCTAGAGGCGTTCGCGAAAAGAAAAAGATCGCTATCAACGTGCAGTACGGAAAAGGTATCAACAAGTGGTCGGGTCTGTTGGATATGGCACTTGAAAGTGGCCACGTCATCAGACCGAAGAAGGGCTACTACTCCAGGGTCAACAAAGCAACTGGCGAAGTTGAAGCCGCTCAAGTCAAGGAAGCCGGCACAAACACCAAAGAATTCTGGATGCCCATTATCGAAGACCCGTCTTTCGAGACTTGGATCAAGGATCACTTTGGTATCTCGGAGTCGGAGATGGTTGTGTCTGACGACGACATTGAAATGGCCGTAGCCACAGGCGATGATGACTTGGATCTGATCGATGATCACTAAAGACAATACCGAATTTTCTGTGGGGGACAATGAGGTCCCCTTTTTCAGAATCACCTCTGGAGTGTATGACGGGGTTGCTGTTAGGTTGGGTGCCATCAGATTCCCAAATGAAGACGAGCCCGTCCTTCAGTTCGAGTATAACATCATCGAGGGCTTGGTGGATGATCTGGAGGCCTTCACCCAAGATCTCGGAGATTTCATCGTGTACTTGCTCGAAGAGCGGCTAAAAGCTGGCGAACTTCTGTACAAAAATGGCGTAGACGACAAAACTTGAAGTCTTTTGATTGTGTTTTATCATGGACTTTATAGAGGAGTTTTATGCGTATAGAAGAAACCATTTTAGCGAATTTGATATACTCGGAAGAGTATACGAGAAAGGTGCTACCCTTTCTCAAACCCGAGTATTTTAGTGCTCGGCCAGATGCCGCGGTGTTGCAGATCATATCAGATTTTGTCACATCGTATGATGCATTACCAACCAAAGAAGCATTGAAGATTGAGCTTGGAAACCGAAAGGACCTGAGCAATACAGAATTTGAATCTGCATCTACGCTCGTAGATACGTTGGAGAAAACCAACACCCATATGGATTGGGTTATCAAAGAGACAGAGAAGTTTTGTAAGAAGCGAGCTGTCTACAATTCGATCATGGACTCCATCCAAATCATGGAGGGCACGGATAAGAATAGAAAAGAAGATGCGATTCCTAAACTTTTACAAGATGCTCTTTCTATATCTTTTGACGTATCTGTGGGCCATTCTTACTTTGACGATGCGCAAAGTAGGTTCGACTTTTACAGCAGCGATGAAGAGCGTATTCCGTATGACCTGAGTATCTTCAACAAGATTTACAAGGGAATGCCGAAGAAGTCTTTGATTGTGATTGCTGCTCAATCGGGCGGTGGTAAATCATTGATTATGAGTCACATTTCGGCGGCAACACTTTTGCAGGGTCTCAACGTTTTGTACATTACCTTGGAAATGGGTGAGAACAAGATCGGTGAACGGATTGACGCAAACCTGTTGAAGGTTGACATTGCGAACATCGTGGATCTTGGTAGAGAAGAGTTTACAAACCGAATCAACAAGCTCCAACAGAAAACCATGGGTCGGCTGTTTGTTAAGGAGTACGCACCATCAAGCGCCTCAGCCGCCCACTTTAAGTCCTTGGTGGAGGAATTGCGAATCAAGCAAAACTTCAAACCAGATCTGATTGTTGTTGATTACTTGGGTATCTGTGCATCAAGCCGCATGAAGATGGGTGGTAGCGTGAACACTTACATGTACCTGAAGTCAGTGGCTGAAGAACTGCGTGGATTGGCAATTGAGTGTGATGTACCGTTGTTGACAGGCGCACAGTTGAACCGGGGTGGTTTCAACAACTCAGACATTGATGAGACTAGCCTTGCAGATTCGATGGGACTGTACATGACTGCAGACATCATGTATGCTGCAATCCGGACTGACGTGTTGGATGAGATGGGTCAGTTGACGATCAAGCAGCTCAAGAATCGGTACGGAGACCCGAACTATTACAAGCGGTTCGTGATCGGCATAAACAGATCAAGAATGCAACTGTATGACCTTGAAGAATCGGCGCAAGACGATATAATCGGTGAAGTACGAACGGCACAAAGGCGACAAGATGCACCGCCTCCAGAGCCAGCCATCAACAGAGCAAGACGACCAGCAGGTTTAGACGGCCTCAATTTTTAAGATAGTATGCATAACATTGATTTTTTGATTAAGAAACACTTTCCGTTCGACACATTCAACCCAGGGCAAGAAGAGGCCATCAAGTTCGCTGTTGAGGCATTTGAGGCAGGTAAAAAGCATGTGATCTTGCAGGCGCCTACGGGCATCGGTAAGTCGGCCATTGCGACCACCATTCACCGAGTGTTGCGTGAGATCCAAGCTGGCTGGCGGACAACGATCATCACCGCGACCAAAGGCTTACAAGATCAGTATGAGGCCGAGGATTCGGATATCTATTCCCTCAAAGGAAAGACGAACTATCCTTGCCCAATCGGTCGAGGAACTTACATGTCATCGGGATGCCGCACAGCCAGGGGTGAGGGGTTTTGCTCGACGCCAGCTGACACGTGCACCTACTTGAAGCGTAGGACTTTCTGGTGTAACGTGGCTCCTTTGCGGTTGACGAACTCTTCATTCCAAATTGAGGCTGCTCAACAGTTGGTCATGGAGGAAGAGAACCGAGCAAACCT